GTCTCGTAGTGCTCCTGCTCTTCGGCAAGGTAATAGAGCACCTTCTTGAGTGCGTCCAGTTGTTCGTCGTTCATTTGCTTTCTCCTTCGGGTGTGTATGCGGGGCAACGAGCGGCAAGGCTGCGACACCGCTGGTCTGCCTTGACGTTCTCCTCGGTATTTTTGGACGTTGGTGCGACCTCCATGTCATACACTGGGCACTCAAGCGCGGGGTTGTAACCCCAAGTGTGTCGGGAGTAGTTGCAGTTTCTGCAAGATTTCATTTGCTTTCTCCTAGTTTCAGGTGCCGACCGTTTGAAGGTAGTACCGGCATGGTGGTCGGCGTAGCCATGCTCGATACTCAAAAGAAAACTGCACGGCGTAGCCATGCTCGATACGTAAGTGGGACACGCTGTCCCGCCTAAACAGAAGATGTTGATAGGGAATTACTCCCCCTCTTGTTTCAATAGCCCGTGCCATGTTTGGGGTAAGGCTGCGTTGTCACGTTTGCGGTGTAGGATGGTCTGCGCTTGCTTGATGCGTTGCATCTTGGCTTCGAATGAGCGTTGTGCCCCCTCCACGTCTTCCTGTGTGGTTGGCGATAGCTCTCTGTCGGTCTGCAACATATCGTAGGCAACTTGCAGGGTTGCGTACTCGTTAGCCATTGCGTCTTCTAATAGGCGGCGTCGTGACCTTGCGCTTGCCTTGGGCACGATGCGCTGGAAGGGGGCTTTGACCTTGGATTGCTTGCGGTATGGCACAGCCTCGAACAGGGCGGTTACTCGGTCTTTGACCTTCTCAGGTACCCAGTCAGTCCAATGCTCAACCCTCGTCACGTAGCGGCACTTGCCTTCTTCCTGTTCCTTGCGCAGTACCTGCAAGGGCGTGTCGTTGGGGTTGCACTCAACCAGCGTGTCGAACTGCTCGATTAGCTTGCGCATGACTACCATGTACGCTTCATATGCGTCGCGCCTTGTGGTGTCCGTCTCGTCCAGCGTGTCGCCCCTGATTTCCTTGCGCTTGATGTACTCCAAGGATGAGCGGGTTGTTTCCATCTCCTGCTTGAGTGGGGTGCGCAGGTATCGCCAGTAAGCGACAGCACGGAAGTGTTTGATGCGCTGGCCTTTGAGCATTGCTCGTTCTCTGCGTACTTCTTCAATGACTTCCTCAATGCGACCCGCGCTGTATTGCAGGGCTTGAAGGGTCTTGCGTATCTCGTCGAGCGTGTAATGCTTGAACCCCGAAGGGGGTATGCGTGGTCTTACCATTGGTTTCTCCTGTGGTTGAAGGTGGGACACGGTGTCCCGTTAAAGTATACAAGGTTCACGGAATCTTTTTTTGTCCTCGATAATCTTTTTGTGTCCACACAATATCGAAGGTGCCCTGTTTGCGAGGACATGGCGAAGCCGCATGAATACTGGGTTTGCGCACTTTGTGTACTGCTATATGCTGTTTGTGGAATGTGCAAAGGGGAAAACACCATAAGCTCATTGTGCTTCGCCGGAAACACAGACACATAGAGAGAGATATATATTATATTATTTAATAAATATAAATATATTATAGAGAGGGCCAAAAGCGGCATCGCTAGCATCCATGCGGGGTTGCGCGGGGTTGGGGTGCGCACGACCTTCGATAATGTGTGGACAGTAAAAACACGTGTCACAGAATCTTATTTTTTGCTTCAGAATCTTATGAGTGGGACATCGCGTCCCACTTTTCCTCATCGAAACATCCGCAACTGTTTCGATTCGCTCTTGATGGTTTCCCATTCCTGCATTGATTCCTTAACTTGCTGCTGGCGCAGCTTGGCTTTGCGTTGCTCGAGTGCGCGGGCATCGCGTTTGGCTTCCTCTGCTTGCTTGGCAAAGACCTTGCGCAGTTCGCGCAGTTGTTGCAGGTTGTGTTGCTTGATGCTGTACATGGTGAACTCCAAAAGAAAAGCCGCACAGTGGCGGCGGGTTAGGGGAATAGACAAGGTTTTGCATCGCAGGGCAAGCCCTTACGCTCGACTCCTGCGAAAAACTCGAACAAGTGAGACACGCTGTCCCAGCAATCAGGCGGCGAAAGCCAGAGCCAAGGCAGTCGAAGCCAACGACTTAGCCTTCTTGTACTCGTTGCACAAGGCAGCCAGCTTCTCGGCAGCCTTCAGAATCTCAGCGGGCACTGCGACTTCCTCTTTGCGTGCTGATGACTTGCCCATGATGTCGTTAATGAGGCGGTTGGTGTATCGCTTCGCAGCGCAGTCGCTGTCTGTCCACTTGCCGTCGACGTATTCCGCACCGTAACGCTTGGCAGCACGAGGCGCAACGTAGTCTTTCACCGTGTCACGGTCAGCGCCCTTGAGTAGGCGTTGCAACTCTGCGACCTTCTCGCCGTATGTGTCACCGGCTTTGAAAGCACCGTCGATAGCGTTGTTGATGAGAGTGGTATTGAATGTAGCCATGATGAACTCCTAGTAAGTGAGACAACGTGTCCCGATATCGATTGAAGCCAATCCCCAACCGATGTCTCTATTGTACCAAAGGGGGTAGTGTAGCCATAGGTGATTGAATATCCGGCGGCTCTTGACCCCACTACTACCCCACCCCCCAAAGCTCTGAAGGGACTCCTGCGTCATGACATGAACACTATTCCACACCAACGCTGCACATTTCCCCGCAACTCAACCCCAGAACACCCCCCGGTATGTCGCCTTTTTCAGAACCCCCACCCCCTATAAAAATGACCAGCCCCACAATGTCAAACATTTGACAAGCCCAATGAAAAAAAGCCCCCGGGTATTCGCCGAGGGCTGAATGAGGGTTTGATCCTCAAGGAGAAAGCAAATGCCGAAAGCAACTTGCGACACTGCGGGACAAAGTGTACACTAGCTCAACCGAGGCCACAAGCTCACTTGGAGGCACCTGCGCACATGTTGGAACATTTAATCTCTGCCGATTTGAATCCGGTTGTCTTTATGGACACGCCAGATGATTTCTTGCCGCTTGAAAATGCCGACCCCAGCCAAACCATTGACGCCAAAGTACAAACGGCAGATTGGTTAAAAGATTTGGGATTGGATGACGACCAAGCCAAAGCAGACGCCACAGCACAAACAGCCCGCGCTGCCTTTGCGGCGCTCACGACCGGCTCTACCCCCGCTTCCATCCAGCAATCCCTGACTAATATCAAAACGCCTGCGGCAGTGCAGCACCTTGTGGGGATGTTGACCGCCTATGACTGGGAGTTTGTCGAGCAGGCCAAGGGGTTGCGGGGGTATGCGGTCGCCAAAATACTCGAAGATTGTGAGAATCCGAACCCCAATATCAGGCTAAAAGCCTTGGGGCTGCTGGGTAAAGTCACGGAAGTTGGCTTATTCACCGAGAAAATCGAGGTCAAAAAGGTCGATTCGTCAGCCGAAGAACTCGAAGAGCGCATCCGCCAGCGCCTGTCCAAGTATTTACCGCCGGTTGTCGAGATTGAAACCGTGCAGGTTAAAGAAATACCCACGCCAACAGACGATGCAAGCCCGACCTGATTTATCCCCGGAGCGTATAACGCAGCTTTTGGCGGCGTTACCTAATATGCCTGTGGCTGAAAAGGCGGCATTGCTGGACGAATTGGACGCGTTGGAAGAAAAGCGCCAGATCAAACTGTGCCACGATGACTTTTTGGAGTTCTGCGCGTACGTGTACCCGGACTGGAAGGAAGGCCCGCACCACCGCCACCTCAAACCGATCCTGCACACGGCGGTCAAAGAGGAAGATAGCCGCATCACCGTGTCCATGCCGCCACGTTTCGGTAAGTCTGAGACGATTGCGTACCTCTTCGTCGCGTGGTATCTCGGTCATAACCCAACGCACCACATCATCATGGTGACGCACACCGCATCACTGTCGGCAACCTTTGGTCGCAAGATACGAAACCTCATCGACGGGCCGAAATACCAGTCGATCTTCCCCAAAACGCAGGTGTCCAAGGACAAAAGTGCGGCGGATGATTGGACGACGACCGAGGGTGGGAAGTATTTTGCGATTGGTATTGGCGCTAACGTGGCCGGGCACGGTGCACACTTGCTGATTGCTGACGACTTGGTGTCTGAGCAGGCGCTGGTGGCTAACCCGGACGTGGTGTTCGAGAACGCGTGGCAGTACATGCAGGTCGGCCCCTTGCAGCGTCTCATGCCGGGCGGTCGGATCGTGATGATTGGTACGCGTTGGGGTAAAAAAGACCCAATTGGCCGTGCGCTGGCGTGGGCGGAGAGCAATCCCGAGAGTCCGCAGTGGAACGAGATCCGGTTTCCGGCGATTTTGCCGTCTGGCAAGAGTCTTTGGCCGGAGCAGTGGCCCATCGACAAGCTCGAATCCAAACGTGCCAGCATGTTCCCGCAGTTCTGGGCGGCGCAGTACATGCAAGAACCCACTTCTGAGGAAGGTGCCATCGTTAAACGCGAGTGGTGGCAGCCTTGGGAGGAAGAAGATGCGCCAGAATGTGAATATATCATCATGGTGCTGGACGCGGCGGCTGAAATGAACACCCGTGCTGACTTTACAGCCCTCTTAACGTGGGGCGTGTTCCGTCATGACCGTCTTACCAAGGGTTTACCCCATATTATTCTGCTCAATGCCATCAATGTACGCGTGGAGTTCCCTGAGTTGAAGGACTTGGCGCTCAAAGAGTACGAAGAATGGGAGCCAGATGCGTTTGTGGTGGAGAAAAAGTCCAGCGGTACACCGTTGTTCCAAGAATTGCGCTCTTTGGGCATCCCGGTGTCTGAATTCACGCCACACAGGGGTACTGGTGACAAATATGCACGTCTTTCTGCCATTGCAGATATTTTCAGATCGGGTATGGTCTGGTATCCTGCTGGACGACGCTGGGCGCAAGAAGTGATTGACCAAGTTGCGGAGTTTCCTAACGGCGAACACGACGATATGGTGGACTGCACTTCGATGGCAATGGCCAGATATCGCAGCGGCGGGTTTATCAGGCTCGGCAGTGACTATACGGACAATGAATACTTCCGCCCCCGCAAGGCGGCGTACTACTAAGGATTGAAAATGGCAGCTTCAGACATGGTTCCTGCAATCGGTGGTGCACCGCTTGGCTTGACAGATTTGGAAGACATCGTTCGGGACGACACCCCTGCCATCGAGATTGAAATCGAGAATCCTGAAGGTGTGCACATTGGTCTGGACGGCATGGAGATTGACCTGATGCCCGACAGCGAGAAGGGCGACATCCCGTTCGACGCCAACTTGGCCGAGCACATGGATGAAGGCGAGTTGATGAAGATCGCGGGCGATTTGACCGAACTGATCGAGGCGGATATCTCCTCACGCAAGGATTGGGTCGAGACATACGTCAAGGGTTTGGAAGTTTTGGGCATGCGGTACGAAGAGCGTACTGAGCCGTGGGATGGTGCTTGCGGTGTGTTCAGCACCCTGCTGACAGAAGCCGCTGTGCGCTTCCAGTCTGAAACCATCATCGAAACATTCCCGGCAGCCGGGCCAGTCAAGACCGAAATCGTCGGTGCCATTGACAAGATCAAGGAAGAGGCGGCCAACCGCGTGCGCGACGACATGAACTGGCGTCTGACCGAGCAGATGCCTGAGTACCGCACAGAGCACGAGCGAATGTTGTTCAACTTGGGCCTTGCCGGGTGTGCCTTCAAGAAGGTGTACTTTGACCCCAGTAAGAATCGCCAAGTGTCGATGTTCATCCCCGCTGAAGACGTGATCCTGCCGTACGGCTGTTCAGGTGTTCGCAATGCCGAGCGTGCTACGCACACTATGCGCAAGACCGAGAATGACATCAAGAAGCTGCAAGTCAGTGGCTTCTACCGTGATGTTGATCTTGGCGAACCACAGACGTTTTTTAGCGACATTGAGAAGAAAAAGGCTGAAGACCAAGGGTATACCCTTACCGACGATAATCGGTATCAGTTGTTTGAAACAGCGGTTGAGTACGACTTGCCGGGGTATGAGGACGAGGACGGCATCGCGCTGCCTTACGTCATCACCATCGACCGAGGCACTAACAAGGTGCTTTCGATCTACCGAAATTGGGCGGAAGACGACGAGACACGCTCAAAAAGGGATCATTTTGTTCAGTACGATTACATTACTGGCTTTGGCGCTTATGGTATTGGTTACATTCATCTGATCGGTGGATACGCCCGTGCTGGCACTGCCATCATTCGCCAGTTGGTCGATGCGGGTACGCTGAGTAACCTGCCGGGCGGTTTGAAAGCCCGTGGCCTGCGCATCAAGGGTGACGACACCCCCATCGCTCCGGGCGAGTTCCGCGACGTGGATGTGCCAAGCGGGGCAGTGCGCGACAACATCATGCCGCTGCCGTACAAAGAGCCGTCACAGGTCTTGGCAGGTCTGCTCCAGCGCATCACGGACGAAGCACGCCGTCTGGGTTCCATCGCTGACATGAACGTCAGCGACATGAGCGCCAATGCCCCTGTCGGTACTACCCTCGCCTTGCTCGAGCGTCAACTGAAGACCATGAGTGCAGTGCAGGCCCGCGTGCACTACTCGATGAAGCAGGAGTTCAAGCTCCTCAAGGACATCATCCGTGACCACGCGCCTGAAGATTACGCATACCAGCCCGTAACTGGCGACCGTCAGGCCAAGCAGGCGGACTATGACATGGTGGACGTGATCCCCGTGTCCGACCCCAACAGCAGCACGATGGCTCAGCGCATCATGCAGTACCAAGCTGTGATTCAGCTTGCGCAGGGTGCCCCACAGATTTACGACTTGCCGTTGCTGCACCGTCAGATGATTGAGGTGCTGGGTGTGAAGAACGCCGAGAAGCTGGTGCCCATCGACGAGGACATGAAGCCACGCGATCCGGTCAGCGAGAACATGGCGTTCCTGACTGGCAAGCCGACCAAGGCGTTTATTTCCCAAGACCACGACGCGCACATCGCTGTGCACATGTCCATGCTGCAAGACCCCGCAGTTATGGGTCAGCTTGGTCAGAACCCAATGGCGCAGCAGATGCAGGCGGCCATCATGGCGCACGTTGCAGAACATATTGCGTTCCAGTACCGCGCACAGATCCAAGAACGTCTGGGCGCTACGCTGCCAGCCCCTGACCAAGATTTGCCAGAGCAGGTCGAGGTGCAATTGTCCAAACTGGTGGCGCAGGCTTCGACGCAGTTGCTGATGATGCACAAAGGTCAGGCGGCACAGGCCCAAGCCCAGCAGCAAATGCAGGATCCGATCATTCAGATGCAGCAGCAAGAGTTGCAGATCAAAGCACAGGACGTGCAGATCAAAGCCCAGAAAGTTCAGGGCGATCTGGCAATCAAGCAGGCCGAGTTGCAGCTTAAAGCTCAGCAAGCTCAAGGTCAGCAAGGCGAAGATCCCGCGATGGTTGCGCAACGCCATCAGCATGAACTCATGGCCATGCAGCAGAAACATGAGCAGGAAATGGCGATGGCCCGCCAGAAACTCATGATGGAAACACAGCAGCACCAGCAGGGGCTGTACCAGAAAGATCAGGCGCATCAGCAAAACCTAGCGCACCAGCGTGCACAAGCCGCTGCCCGGGTAGCCCTGATGCAAAATCAAACGAAGCCGACTGCGAAACCGTCGGGTGGTAAAGGAGAGTAATGGACGACCAAATACTGGACATCCTCAGTCGCAAGATTGAGGAACAGATAGCAAGTCATTCTCAGGCTTTGGTGCAAGGCGTCAGTAAAGACTACGCCGAGTACCGAGAGTTGTGCGGAGTTATCCGGGGTCTGCAAACCGCACAACGTGAAACTGCTGACCTCGTGCGTAAACTGAAAGATAATGACGATGACTAACTTTGATGTTCAGGCAGTCGATTTGTCTGGCATTCTTAACCGCGACACGGAAGAGAAAGCCAAGCAAGTACCCGACCCAGCCACTTTCCACCTCCTGTGCGTTCTGCCGGATGTTGACGATGAGTATGAGAGCGGCTTGATTAAAGCAAGCCAAACCATGCACTTTGAAGAAATACTGTCCCCAGTACTCTTCGTCGTCAAGATGGGGCCGGATGCTTACAAAGACGCGACTCGTTTCCCGTCTGGCCCTTCCTGCAAGGTGGGCGACTTTGTGTTGGTGCGACCAAACACCGGCACACGCCTCAAGATTCACGGCAAAGAGTTCCGCATCATCAATGATGATTCGGTCGAAGCTGTGGTTCAAGACCCTCGTGGCATTAAGCGTGCATAAGGAGTAAATCATGGCCGATATGGAAAAAGTCGAGTTTGAATTTCCAGACAGCAAAGATGTGGCTGAAGAAAAAGCCAATTCAATGCTTGCGGAAGACAAAGACACCGATATTGAAATCGTTGACGATACCCCCGAGCAGGATCGCAACCGTAAACCGATGGTGGAGCCGCCTGCGGAACCCACTGAGGATGAGTTAGCGACGTATTCGGAGAGCGTGCGTCAGCGGTTTAAGCACTTCACCAAGGGCTACCACGAGGAACGCCGTGCCAAGGAAGCCGCGCAGCGGGAGAAAGAAGAGGCTTTACGCCTTGCCCAAGCCGTTGTCGAAGAGAACAAAAAGCTTAAGGGTTCTTTGTCGCAAGGCCAAGCCGCGCTGCTTGAGCAGGCTAAAAAGGTGGTGGCAAATGAAGTCAGTCAGGCTGCGGCTAAATACAAAGCTGCGCTTGAGGCTTTTGATACTGAAGCCACTGTTGCGGCTCAGCAAGAGTTATTGGCGGCACAGATTAAAGCTGACCGCGTAAATAATTTCAAACCAGCCCCTTTACAGGAAGAAAAAGTTCCTGTACAAACGCAACAAGTGCAGCAACCTGCACCGCAAATCGACGGTAAATTGCAATCTTGGATTGACCGTAATTCGTGGTGGGGGGTTAACAAGCGCATGACGGCTTACGCTCTTGGCCTTCATGATGACTTGGAGGCTGAAGGAATTCCGGCAGGCAGCGACGAATACTATAAACGTATCGACGCAGACCTGAAAGACAGATTCCCAGACCAGCTTGGAGGGAGGGAATCCGCTGATGCGCCTACTCAGCGAACCAAATCCAGCAATGTTGTAGCTCCTGCTACGCGTAGCACAGCGCCCAAAAAGATCGTGCTTACGCAGTCACAGGTTGCAGTCGCCAAGCGGCTTGGTGTTCCACTGGAACTCTATGCTCGTAAGGTTGCGGAAGAAATGAGGAAATGAACATGGATCAAACTACCGACGCACGCGCTCCGCGCGCTACAAAATCACGCGATGCTTCCGAGCGTCCAAAAAAATGGATGCCCGCCCAGCTTTTGCCTGATCCGACTCCCGAGCCGGGTTATGCTTTTCGCTGGATTCGCATTGCCATGATGGGTAAGGATGATCCTACGAACATTTCCGGCAAATTACGTGAAGGCTGGGAACCTGTGAAGGCGTCAGACCACCCCGAAATTCGCATGTTTGGCTCGACCAATGGTCGATTCCCTGACTCGATTGAGGTTGGTGGATTGCTTCTTTGCAAAACCCCGGTGGAATTTACCGAACAGCGTGACGATTACTACCGCACACAAGCAAGTAATCAGATGCAGTCGGTGGATAACACCTACATGCGCGAAAATGATCCTCGTATGCCGCTTTTCAAAGAGCGTTCATCGAAGGTTACTTTCGGTAAAGGTACTTAATTTTTAGGAGCTAAACATGGCTTACCCCACCGTTAGCGCCCCCTATGGCCTGAAACCGATCAATCGTATTGACGGCATGGCTTATGCGGGTGCAATTCGCCAGATCCCTATGGCTTCTGGCTACACAGCTTGCTTTTTTGGCGACACTGTGAAAATCGTAAACGGCTCTCTTGACAAAGATGCCGGTACCACTGCGGCCACCCCTTGCGGCGTGTTCGTTGGCGGTTCTTACGTTAACTCTTTGGGCCAGACTGTGTACGCACAGAACCTGCCCGCTGGCGCTACTAACCCCATCGGTTACGTAGTTGATGACCCAATGGCCCTGTTCAAAGTGGCTGTTGTGTCCGGTACCACCGTGATCGCAAGCGTGAGCCGCGACGTGGTTGGTTCCAATATGGCTTTGGTGCAAAACGCCGGTAACACCACCACTGGTGATTCCGCTGTTGCCGTGCTGTCTACCAGCACCAACACCACTGCCAGCCTGCCAATCCGCGTGATTGACGTTGTGCCCGATACCGCCACTGGTACCGATGCGTATGTGGAACTGTTGGTGAAAATCAACACCCACCAATACAACAACACCACTGGTGTTTAAGGAGTAACAAATGGCTATTTCACGCGCACAACTGCTCAAGGAATTGCTCCCCGGCTTGAACGCCTTGTTCGGCCTTGAGTACGCCAAATACGGCGAAGAGCACAAAGAAATCTACGAAACCGAAACCTCGGAGCGTAGCTTTGAAGAGGAAACCAAACTGTCTGGTTTCTCTGCTGCACCGGTCAAAAACGAGGGTTCTGCCGTCGCTTATGACAATGCACAGGAAGCATGGACTGCACGTTACACCCACGAAACCATTGCGATGGGCT